TAGAATGACCATAGGTTGTCCATATCTGCATCTGCATCTGTAATGCCTGTTGTAATGCTATCTGACGTTGCTCTTCTCTACCTGTTCCTATCCCCACATTGACAGTAACGTCCATTCCTGAGTTCCATGCTCGTGGGTCAATAGGTACAAACTCTCCATGAAGACGCATCATCGTCTCTTCACAACTATTCTCTACTAAGAGATTCAGCATCAGTTTGAATAGACGCTTCATACCTCCCTCTGCGATATTACGAGCCATAACCTCTATTTGTGCAGAGCCTTGTTGTGCTTGTAGCCTAGCGGCTGTTGCTGAGGTGTTCTGTAGAGCGTCAGGGTCTAATCCCATAGACGCTTTGGAGACTCCTGTCTTTGATTCTACAGTCATATCCATGTATTGAATTGCATCAAGTACCTGACCTGCTACGAATGGTGTCGCAATGTCTACGAGAGCCTGTGGAGACTTCAGTCTTACAAGTCCACCAATCTCATTGTTCATTAAATCGTCTACGTTCACCTGTCCTTGCACATATCCCTGTCTTGGTGAGTTCGTTAGTGCTACGTTGTCCATCAGACCTCTGAGCATCGCTGTAGATGAATCTTGGTCGTTCATAATAAGGTCTGCAACACTTCTACCGAAGAATGTATGTGGTTCAGGGTCTATCTCGAATACAGCAAATGGAACATCTCCCCAAGCCTCACAATCAAGTAGTTTGTTTTCACCACCTGCAAGAAGTAATCGGTACATTGATGCAATACCAGTACCTTCCTTGTCGATTTTCATATAGGCTTCCGTAACCATAACCTTCTTCATTGATACATCTTCACTATTGTCCTCTTCATCCTGTTGATAGCCTCTACGTTCAAAATCCTCTGCATCTCTGAAGGAATCGTCAGAGTTAATCCCAGAGAGATTGGATATTTCATCAAAATCGTATCCCATTTCAACGAGGTCGCTCACTCGCATTTCTGTTCTGTGTGCAACTACATAGGCATCCTCAATACTTTTTGCATTTCTATCGACTACAAATTCTTCAGGAGGGAGTGCTTCAATCTTCAGTTCGCCTTTCTCTTTTTTATAACTTATTTTCAATGAATGTTCAGGTTGTGGTATCTCAAGACCCTGCTCGTCCATCTCCATAGACACTTCAGTCGAATGTTCCAATACTTCTACGTCAGGCTCATTTACAATCGCCATCATCTCTTCATCTGTGACGTTGGAGTAGGAATGTATCTCTGCCTCTGTATTGTCCTCCCACCATATCTTCAATATGCCTGACTTCTTGACGAGTGCATCGTGTATGACATCGTTCAAAAGCCTATATCCATTCAGTTCCGTGAATCTCCAATGAGCGTATTTGGTAGCCTGTTCTGCCATCTTAACGTCCTCTTGGGAGGTCGGAATGTACTCCACAGGATTCTCAGAAGAGAGGAAAACACGCATCAAACTAGGCTTTATGGCCCTTACTGTGTCCCTAACCTTGGTGGAAACTATCTTAGAACGTCCATCTTCTTCGCCAATATCGACCTCTCCCTCGAAATATCGCTGAGATTTGATTCTTGCCTCTGCTATATCGGATTCTACGAAGTTGACAGCCTGTTGCACAGCATCACTTGCTATGTCCTCTATTTGCTGTTCTGTCATTGCCTGAAGTTTCTCCATTATTTACTCCTGAAATCCTGTTATCAAAGGAAATGCCTTTTGACCTGCTAAACTCATTAAACCTTCTATACCTGATGCCGCTCCCGGGTCGAACATTTCATTAATCTCTGCCGCACCTGTTTTGGCTCGTAACTCACCATAAGTTTGGGCCGCACCTGTCACCAATGAATCTAACACCTTCATAAATGTACCCATTGAACTGTCATCTATCAATGCTTTTTCTAATTTTGCATAATTCTCAGGCTTTGAAGTTATAATTTCTGCATATTCTTTTGCTTGGGCCTGAGATAAACCTCTATTCGCTTTGAAATATTGGATAGCACCATCAGTAATAGCAACTATCATACCACCTGCTCTACCACCTGACGCTCCTGCTATCCTTGACATTTGTAGTTGATTAGCAGTCTGCGGCCCAAAGCCACTACTTAATTGTCCACTAAGTTTTGCCGCATTACCGGCTACATTAATTTTAGCCATAATCTCTTCTACTTGAGATTTAGGTAATACTTTAACTATTATGTCATGTAGCGGTGTTTCAGGGTTAGCCATATCTTTTATCGCTTGGTAACCTTTTTTGTTTTTAAGTGCTTGTGTAATACCAATGCGTAGTGCGTTCATAACTCCCGGCATATCACCAAAGTCACTAATAAATAATTCCACATCTTCAGCAGAGTTACCTTTTTTACCAGTTAATAAACCCAATCCATAGTCATAAGCCTCTCTACCTTTTCTTACTATTGACGCTTGTTCTCTAACTCCTGCTAATTTAGGACTCATAATATCAAGTTTATCTCTTATTATGGTAGCCAAGTCTGCTATGTGACCTCCTCTTGTTCCTTTACCATCTTTGAATAATTCGTATGCAAGTTCGTCTAATACTCTTCTAGTGATTTCAGCATCTTCTAATGTGGGTTGTCTAAGGAGTTTTATTACTCCTGTTTTTTTATTTCTCTCAAATAACTGTTTTCCACCGGGAAAACTATATATTCCTTCTAATTCTTCAAATACTCCACTTCCTTTTGTTTGTGCGGCACTTAATAAATCATTGACAAGTCCTTGGTCATTTCCTTTAACTAGATTAGGGTTGCCACCTTTCTTACCAAAGACTGTTTCGTATAATTTTTTCTCTTTCTTTTTTATTACATCGTCACTTTCTCTCCATATCTTAGTTAGGTTTGCATCAGAATTAGTTCCTGTTGTGGAACTTTGCATTTCATCAATAACATTTGTTTTAGTTTGTTTCGGTCTACTCTTTGAAATAGATTCTAAAATATCTTGTGCTTCACCCTTGCCTCTAATTGTTGCTTTTATCAATTCAATTAGAGTTTGGTTTTCTGTCAGTAAGCGACCATTCATTAACTCTACTACAACCTCGTCTTCAGACTTGCCTGTCTGTTTCATTAACTTCATTAATTCTTTTCTAACTGCCAAACTTGCTGTGTCACCAAACATACGTTTACCTAAATGGCTGACATAAGTTGATATGCCTGTAACAACATTACCACCTAATACAAACGCACCTGCTATTGGAGCACCTATAATATATCCGAAGCCAAAATCATAGATATTCTTATCATCACTTGCTCCTACTGAATAAGTACCTGAACCTAGTCCTGCTCTGTTCATAGTCTGCCCAATAGACAATTTACTACCTGTACTCCCTGATTGGAATATTGAGCGACCAATTCTAAATATGTTCGTTACAGAAGCACCCCATGCTCCCGGGCCACCAAATACGCTCAACAATGTTGGTAAAAATGCACCTGCAAGTTCCATACCAAATGCTTCTTTAGGGTTTTGCTGTGCATAATCGGCTACTTTTTTGTTAATTTCAGCCTTGGCTTCTTCGTATGAAACATTATCATTAAGTAAAGATACAGCAAATGCTTCTAATTCATCTGCAAATTGAAATGTTAGACCACCTGCAAATGCTCTCGCTTTTTGACTTGGTGCTTCTACTACACCACTCTCCTCTAGTGATACTTGAGGCACTACATCTTGAATTAATTGAACATTTTCTGATGATGATGCTTGTACAGCACTTGAGTCAACAACACTCTCTGTTTTAGGTATAAAAACTTCCTCAAAGAGTTCTTCGTTTGTTCTTTTGTCAGCCATTACATAGTCCCCTCGTTCTCCTGCCACCAGTTACTTGCAAAGTCAGTATTGCCCATTATTTCTAAGAAATTTTTACCTGTCATCCCATCCATATTAGCAATAAACCTTGCTCTATCATTAAAGTTAAAGTATGACCAAACCTGATACCCTGTCATTGCATTGTTTGCATCCCATGTGTCAAAAGTAATATCAGGATGGTCTCTTGTATCTGATTTATACTTAGCAACCATAATAGCATTTTGCACCTCAGAAGGCATTTTTTTATATCTTGTTGCTAAATGTCCTTTTCTCTCTACTATCTGTTCTGCTTTATATTTTTCCCATGAACCTAATTCAGTAATTCTTTGTGCACGTTTAAGCATTTCTTGAGCAAGTTTTTGTCTTGACTCAACCATTCCTACAATTTGCTTATACAATTCTTCAGGAGGTAATCTAGTATCTAGGTTGGTCTGCATTGCCATTTGCATTTCACGTTCTGATAATGCACCGAATGTTGCCATATTGATAACGTCAATACCCATTATGTTGGCTGTACTTTTGATAATTGCTTGTTCAGCCTTAAAACTAGGAAGAAAATCTGTTATCCATCCTGTAATGGCATTAGGATTAGGCTTACCATCATCACCCAGTAGAATACTTTGAACGTGTTGATATTTTTGTACTGAATCCATTGCACTACTTGCTTCTAGATATGCCTCATTTGAATATTTAACTGCTAATTTTTGGTCTGATGTGTCTAGTTGTTGTTTTAATTCTCTCTTATATTTCATTGATTCTGATTCACCAAACGCACCCTCTATGACGTTAAGTGTAGATTCTCCAAATTCATCTGTAACAATTATGAACTTTTGACCTTCCTTCATTTCTACACCCATTACAGTACCATCTTGTTGTTGTATCTGTATTCCACTAGGAGTGTCTTTAAGGTCTTTAACACCAACACCAAAGTCATTTGAAAACTTATCTACGTAGTCTCTAATCGCTGTTGGGTCACCTTTAGCACTTGAAATTAAGGCTCTGTAAGAATCTATTAGTAAATCTTGTTCAGGAGTACCTTTGCCTCTAAACGTTTCCATCCATGCCTGTGTACCATTAACATCGCCTTTAACTTCTTTAAAGGCTAGTGTCATTGCTGTACTTACATCCATTGCACCTGTACTTACTAAATTAGCGAGGTTAGGCTTACCCATCTTGATAAGAGCCTCTACTGTAGAATTACGATTGGTTTTCTTAGTATCATTATCTATTATGGATTGCATAGATGACGCTAGACTAGCGTTAGGTCTTAACCGCATCGAATTTAATGCGATAGCAGTATTCGCCCATTGTGACTGATTCATGTTGTTCAGGTCAGGGAAGAATCCTTGGTTCTGACTTTGACCACTATCAGCGACTTGTGTTGGTTGTTGGTTCTGTTGAGTTTCTTCCTTGTTACCTCCACCCATGAACTGAGATAAGATTCCCAATCCTGCTAATTTCCCTAATCCTAAACTCATCTTATTCTCCTTAACCTAATGGTCTACCTGCATTGATTGAAGCACCTAATGTCAGATAATCAAACAGACCCGGTGTTGAGGTTAATGTTTCTGTCTGTGGTGTGGTTGGTGTAACTCCTAGTGCCGCATTCAGATATGCAAGTCCCTGTGCAGGATGTCCTGTGTACTGTCCGTATTGCTGAGCAGCATTATCAAATACTGCTTGTTGTAGAGCTTGTTGCATTGCTCCCTGAGTTTGTAAATTCTGATTGACAGTCTGACCCATTCCAAATCCAAGGTTAGATAGTTGACCTAACTGACCTGCTGCTCCTAGTTGATGTTGTGCTCCTGTAATATCTGCCTGTTGATTAGCAAGTTGTGCTTGAAGTCCTGTTTGCTGATTTGCTAACTGACCTTGTAATCCAGTTTGTTGGTTTGCTAGTTGAGCTTGTAAGTTAGTTCCTATGTCAAACTGTCCTGCCTGTTGGTTGGCTATTTGGGCATTGTAGTCATTCATAATGTCTTGCATCGCAGCTTGTTGAGCATTTTGGTAACCACCATGTCTAAGACTTGCAGCTTGTTGTCCCATCATATCTGCGACACCTCTACCTATCTCACTCATGGCTATACCATGTCTTGAACCACCAAATCCACCTGCCATTTGAGCCTGTGCACCTAACTGGTCAAGTCCTATGTTCGCTCCTCTCAATATATCTGCCTGTTGAGCATCAATAACATTAGTAGTGTAAGGATTCATGTAAGGGTCTAGATTGGTACTTGAAAGCTGACCTGCTGTTACATTTGGACTTAGTCCTGATATACCTACATTAGTTGGCGTTACGTTTGTTCCACTTACAGACAATGGGGTGTAACCCATAGCCTGAGCAGTACCCATTCCTGCTCCTTGTATTCCTTGAGCCGCCATTGTATTAATATTAGCAGGTTGGTAAGACCCATCAGGCCGACCCATTGATGGTTTTGTCCTTGGAACGTGAGGGCCTTGCCTTGGGTTTGTGGGTTGACCTCCGTGTGCTTGTCCTGCCATAATTATCTCCTGTTAAAATCTCGTATGTATAAATGGTGGTGGTGCATCTTCTTCACTTTTCACCCCAATATTCGGTTCAGCCGCATAATATGTTGTGTGTGGAGTCGCTCCATGTTTTTGTCCTGCATGTGGTCGGGAGGCGGCTACACTCCCACTCACTTTCCCCAATCACCCATACCTTCTCCTTCTCCACCTGCCCATGGTAGTCTTGGAGTTACTCCGCCACCACCACCCATATCATACATTCCTTCTCCACCTGACCATGACTGATAATCTGCTACTGTATGCCCCGGAATATCACTAAAATCATCCATAGGGCCGCCTGCCTGTAGAACTGCCTGATTACCTCTTTCTATTGATTCTGGTTTCTGTACATTACCATCATAGTTCGAGTTCCTATCAGGCACAATTAGTGGAGGACTACTCGGACTTGCACTACCTCTGAATCGACCTCCTCCACCACTACTAGGATAAACAAGTGCAGGTGCAGCATTACCAAAAAGTGCATCGTATTGTGCTACTGCATCAGGTTGGTTTGCTTTCAGTTCTGCCAAAGCCGATTCATATATAGGTTGTGAACTGTATCCTGAGAAACCATCGAAATCTGTTGGAGTAGGCATACCACTCGTTGCTGTTAATGTGTTTGGTGCTAGTAAGCCAAATGCTTCAGCAGCTCCTATGTTTGCATCGAAAGCTGCATTCTGTGTTGGCGTGAAAGCCGCAACGGACGGCCCATAGTAGGGCATGTAAGGCAACTGTTGTACTGCCTCTGCTCTGTTTAGATTTCTTATTGCAGGGTCTCGAATCCAACTTGGTATCTCTGTTTGTGTTTCTTCCTTTCCACCTTTTCCACCGCCACTCATATCACCACTCCTTTGCTAATGTTACTAATTGCTGTTTCCACCCCCTAGTGGCTAGAATCTTCTTCCAACCTGCTCTGCCACTTATGGTCATTCCTTCGCAACCATTCTCTTTGGCGAAGGTGACCGCACTATCGTGCATGTCCGTTATTTGCTCAATTCCATGCCCATTATCTCCACCTGCAAGAAAGACATGTAAAATTTTCTTATTAGGATACACTAAAATCTCTGTTATTGCACACCCTCTTTCGCCACTCCACAGTTGCATGTGACCACTTTGTACACCATCTACAATGTCTATAAAGTCATGCGTATCTCCACCTTTGTCTAGTGCAGACTGTATCCACTTCCTACATTTTAATAATTCATCTTGCATACTCATGGGTCTAATTCTATTTTTACCCAAGCACCATTCTTTGATACTACTACTGTGCCTTCAGCTTCATCCCACATCAATATTCCATTTTCAGACGCTTTAGAATCAGAGTCTTTAAATTCTAATTTGTTACGAGTATTGACAATAAATTTGTTTATACGTTCTCCCCATATATTCCACTTGTCTCCTAATGGTGCAGGCGGTATTCGTCCACTCATCTTTTACCCCCTACCTTTGCTTCTATTCGCATCACACCTGTTCTCCAATCTGCAAGTTTGTTGCTCTCCACTCTCATTCTTATCTGTCTACCTGAGAATCTGACAGGTGTAGGATTAGCCATAGAGTATGAACCATAAGTCCTTTCAGTATCATTCGGATAGAATCTCGTCTTGAAGGTAACCTTGACATCTCCCTGTGTCAGTTCGTCAGGTATAAGATTAGTTACTTTCATAATTTGCTCACCATTACCAAGGCTTATCGAACCTGACTCAGCAAATGGTGTCGCAGAGCCATGGTCTAATCCATATTCGTGGTTGAATAAATCGCCATCTGCATCTGCCCATATAGGGAAATCGAATACACCTCTATCCACACCTGCTGTTCTGTCTAATTCACCAACCGACCAATGTCCTTCCTTGTAGTCATAGGCAACGTATTTATCGTTCTCTGTAGAGCCTTCTGATGTATAGAACCACCATATCTCACTATGTTGTGAGTTGTGGATAGCGTATGCCTTGCTGATTTGACTGCTAGATATGTTCCTGAAGATATAATCACTAACATCGCACTTTAATTCTTTAGCAACTGAACCATCAAACATGAAGAATCCGTTTGCACCTATCCAAAATGCACCCTCGTCAATAGCTATTGCACCTTTTCTCGATGCTACACCACATGCTGTTCCTACTCTCTCGAATCCATACACGAATGGCGGCCCACTATAAGTAGCTATATGGGCATCTGTATCTGTCAGAATCAATGTTGTTCCTCTCATTCTGACACCACACATAATCTGTCCAGTTGTCTGTAGCTCGAAATCACCTGCTTCGTTTGTCGCTAAAGGTGACCAAACTGTGTTTGCTTCCTTATCGCACCATTGAACCTTTCGAGGATTACCGCCTGCTCCGAGGGCGAATACGAATCTCTCTTCAGTCACCAACATGGAATTATTGCTTACTGGTGCATTGGTTAATGCTGTTGGAAGAACTCCTGTATCGAGTTGCCACTCGTAAATCTTGCCATCCTTGGATGAACACGCTAGAAGATATTGCCCCCAGTTGTCCAATGCCCAAGTTGTCGCTTCCTGATAGACTCCTGTACTTGGTCGAGTAGTTCCATAAAATCCTAATCCCCAGAAACCACCACCATAGGCAGTATTTATTCCTGCATCAACATCACCTGCTGTGAGTCCTACTGGTGTTATATCTGAAAGTGTTCCTGATGCATTGATGTAAATGAGTTTGTCATGTGTTCCTGCAACCAATGCTGAAGCGTTGCTATTATCCACCCAAGCATGTAATGCTCTTGGAACTGATGCTGTTGCAGATGCTTTTCTTGTATCCCAACCACCTACAGGTCGCATTGAACCATCGTGCCATCTGACCAAATTAGCATCTCTCCATCTATTCGATGACTCGAAATCCGTTCCGTTTCTATGAACACCCGGTGGTAATTGTAGTGGTATTAATGCCATAATATTATGCTGCTATTTGTGTCCATGTTACTGAATCGTTAACTATTGGTGTCCATTCTTCTTCACCCTCTGCCATAGGTGACCACTTGAGTCTTCCTACTGCTATTGGACTTGCTGTTGATGTCATTGTACCTGCTCCTAATTTCACATAACCACCTTTCGCTGTAATGGTCGCTTCAGGTTGGGAAGTAGCTGAACCTTGGTAAATTTTCTCTGAGTCTGCAACTAATGATGCAGTCGGAGTAATAGTTGTGCTACTTTCTCTAATTCGCATAGAAGCGGCACTTATTGTTGCTGCTACTGAACATACAAGTGATGCTTCTCTTACTCTTACACCAACTGTTGCAGTTACTGAAGCACCTGCTGATAATGCACCTGATTCTCTAACTTTTGTTGAAGCAGCAGATACTGTTGTACTAACACTACACGTAATGGATGCTTCTCGTACTCTCTGACCAACGGAGACGATAACTGTGTCTCCTGCTGTAAGTGAACCTGACTCCCTTACTCTTGTTGAGGCTGCAACTAATGATGCAGATGGAGTACACGATGCGATACCACCAAATGTTCCAAATCCTAATACAGCTATACTTGCATTGGCGGTTGGTGTACCTGAACCAAACCTTACTCTGTTACAGATTGCGGCTATGGTTGCTGTTGATGTCATTGGTGCGACACCTGATAAGGTCGCTTGACCTATCGTAGCAGTTCCTGATGTTACACTTGATAATGCACCTGCAAGTCTCACTCTATTGCACGCAGCAACTAAGGTTGCAGTTGAAGTCATTGTTCCATCACCAACTACAGAAAATACTGCTATTGCTGTTATCGTGGCTGTTGCACTTGCTGTCGCACTAGCCAATCGTACACGTTGACCTGCACCTGTTATGGTACTGGTCGGAGTTAGTGCTGCATCTGCTTCTCGTACTCGCTGACCTGCACAGGTTGTTGTGACAGTCGAAGTAAATGCACTTGCACCTGTAGCTGTCAATGAAGCGACAGACGCTACAACAGTCGCACTAGCTGATAATGCTCCTGAGTTTTGGATTCGTACACAACTCGCTGTAACAGTTGCTGCAACTGCTGCCGAGAATGGTTGATAGGTAGAACCATACCTATCTTGCCCATACGAATCTTGACTATATCTCGCCATGTGAGATTAGCCTAGTTCAATGTAATATCTAAATCACCTGCCGGAACACGAAATACATCACCTGCTGCAATTGTTTTACTAGCAGTTAATGTTGCATAACACATCAAATTACCTGATGTGGATGCATCATAGACACCTACATGCGTTACAGTACCAAAACCTCCACCAGTTGCTGTTGCATATTCAACTGCACCTGAATTACTGGTTGTATCGCCTGAAGTAGAAAATGAAACTGCTACTCGTGCATAGGCTGTACCTGATGTAGATACTTCTGTTACTGAACCTGCTTCACCATCAGATATTGCTGTAAATAATGCTAGATAGTGAGTGCCGGGTGCTGAATAAGCCGCTCCTGCAAACACATGGTCTAGTATTTCTGTTTCTAAAAAATTAGTAAATGACATTATCCTAATCCTCTTATTTTAAGTTTCAACCCTGAGCCACTATATCTTGCGGACTCTGAGGCTTCATTTAATCTAGCAACTGCAGCACTATACATCTGTGCCCAAATTGCTACCCTCTCGTCTTCTGCTAGATAGGGTGCTGAATGTAGAAGTGCTCCGTAGAGGTATACATCAGGCGAATCTAATAAAAGCCAGTTATCTGCATTACTACCACTTAAAACATCTAGTTTTTGATAGTAAAGCAATTCAAAATCTGTATCAGCAGATGGTGTTGGATATAACTGAAACTGTCCATCTGCATGTGTGTAGTACATTGGAGTACCACTAACGTCTTCGTCTCCTTGACGTTTGTCTGCCATCGCATCTCTTGATATGAGATTGACTACTGACGTGCCACTCCCTGTAAGGTGTAGTCTTATCGTCTCTATCCAATCGGAAGGTATTTGCATGTATTCGTCACCACCTGTCTGTTGACCACTTGAACGTGCCTCCATCTTCCAATGTCGTACATCCCTGTTGATTTGAGACTCAGCCAAGGTTATGAAATCAGGTATGACAGTAGTTAAATCGTCCCTGTTGAGGAAGTCAGCGATACTCGCTTTGAGTTCGGTGTATGTAGTAAGAGCCATTAGTATGCTCCTCCAACAAACCCTAAGTTCTGTAGATGAGGGTTACCTGTTTGGTATTGTTTGAATGGCAATGCTTCATGTAATGCTCCACCACCTACCTTACCTGCCATATACTTTCTCAGAAAATCCTGAAACTGTGGGCCTGTCACTCTGTCTCGCATTGCCTCGAGTTGTACTCTGTCTGCATGTGGCATGTTGTTTAGGAACGTCTTCACTTCCTGAGAGTCATTCACGTTTGTCCAACCTAAATCAGGGTATTTACCTATCTCTTCTTGAGACATTGCACCTCGAGCACCTTTGTCAGTTATAAAATTGTAACCTTTACTTGCTAAAATACCCCTCTGTTTTGCATCATGCACTTGAGACATTGCAAGTCCCTGTGGCGAGTTTGCAAGATTTATAGCGACATGTGCCTCCATTTTCCCATTTGAAACAAGTCCTGCTAATTCAGTCTGCCCCTTCGACATTAAATATCTTATAGTAGCCACTAGTGAATCGTCTTCAACAAATTGTGCCCCTTCCTTAATACTCCGTGCCCCTTTCGTAATACCATGTGTTTCTCGAAATTTGTCCATTGTTGATGAGTCAAATTCTTTATCACCAGTAAATGTATAGTCTTTTTCCTCGCCATCTACCTCGATTCCGTATGTAGTCTCCTTATCCGATTTTGTTCCTGATTTCAGTCCTGCCTTACTCAAGAGTCCTGTGAACTCTTTATCTGAGACTGCTCCATCTAGTTCTTTAATGAGTTCTTTATAATGCTCTGCAATGCTTTCTAGTAGTCCTGACATGCCACGCTCCTATGATTTTCCATTAGTATAATCTATTCCAATAAGTGATTTGGTAGTTTTTCAGAGAGCATTTTCTTTGTCACCTCATCGAAAGCATGTACGTCTAGTGGTGCTTTACTACCTTTTTCTTTCATTCTGTACTTTTCTCCGTACCAATGAATCGCCTGTAAATCTGCTACAGTCATGTCTGGGTAACCATTCTTTCTAAGCCTCTCGACTGCATTTTGGGCAATGGACATCATAAACTTCCTGTCACCTTTACCTGCCGGTTTATCCTTTATTTGTTTTATTTGTTTTATTAGAGTGTTGGCTTTCTTATTGACTGCTGTCTTATCTTTGAATCCACTCTTAACATATATCTTGTAGTCTTTTTCTGCATGTTTTATGACAGTAGCATCTCTCATTGTATCAGGTAAACCCTTGGCTTTTCTGTAGCCATCTATAGAAGACTTGGCAGGTGTGTATGTCATCGTGCCTCTCAAGCGATTGACACTTCTATTCCACCATCTATCCATCGTCAACCATTTAGGATGGCCCTGTAGGTTTGCGTAGAACATACCAACTTTAGGGCCTAACAATGTTGAGTTAGGAACGTCTTCACCCACAAAGTAACCTGTCTTGACGTTCCACGTTTTCTCTATATCACCTGCCTTGCTTGTCTGTGTTAGAAAATCCATTGCCTCATCAAGACCTTTCGCATCTATCAGGTTTTGGAGTTTGTCTAGGCTTGTTTGGTATGCTTCTTTATAGGAGGATGGTGCTTGAAGTTTGCCTGTCTTTTTCCAGTTGGTGTATGCGGCAACAGCATTTTTCATGTTGTTAGGCAGTCCTGAACCATCAGATAGTACAGAGACTAAGGCTGTAAATATCTTTCTCTCCGTTGTATTTATTGGGTTGCCATCAGCATCCACCTTATTCTTTAATTCGGGGTGCATCTCTGACAGTTGGTCTATTGCATCATCGTACTTGGTCGTGTACCAACCTCGTGCATCCTTATCAGCACGTTGTAGATGTTTAACGGATTCGTTGTACAATCTATCAGACATTATGGTGTTGGCTTTGGCTGAGTAGTCTTTAGCATCAATGACCACACCTGCACCAATTGGCTTTATTACATTGCCACTTCTATCTTTTAATGGGTTGCCATCAGCGTCAAGGTATTGCCTACCTGTAAACTGACTACCTGCTAGAACATCTGTTTCCTTCCCAATCTCAGAAATTGTCTTTACTGGGAGGGGATGTTCTTTTATGAATCCTTCGTTGAGTCCTTTGATTTCGGCTTGTTTCTCAATAACTGCGTCATGGTGACTGCCCCACGATTTATTTGTGCCGCCCTCTCCGGTGTCCCCAAACGCACTTGCAATTTTTTGGTAATCTTCTTGTCCTGTGACATGTTTAAATCCTCCTGTATATCCTGCTTTTCCTATTCCGTTATCGAAAAAATCAAGTGTATCTGCATCTAATGCTTCTCCTATTTTACTTGAAACTGACTGGAATATATCATTATCGACATTATTAAAATTCAATATGTGGACTCCATCATCTGACGCTATGACCGCAAACTCATGTCCTGAGTCATCTACTATCTTTTGAGCCTTGAGCATTTCATCATTAGTCATAACACGGCCCAAGTTTATATCTCCTAATGTGGCTTTTGATATGTCCTGAGTTGCAACCATGTAGTGTGCTGATACACCATCTTGGTCTAGGATTTGTCCATACATCGCTGAAGCATCTTGAATCTTCTGAATAAACGCAGGTGTCAAGTTACCATCAGCATCCACCTCTGCTTTATATCTAGTCTGACGTGAAACTCCTACATGACCATCGTAACTTGATGGAGCATTCACATCGCTGACTATCTCTAGTCCAATTTTCTCCTCCACGAAAGTACCCATTGCTTCATTGACTTGTGTCTGATGTAAATTCTGTGTCTCAATATCCATCTGTTTAATCATACGACCCGATAGTAAATCTGTAGAAGGTAGCGACTCTGAGGACATTTGAACTGTTGCACCTGTTAACAATCCCTCCTCGACTACTTCATCTGTTTTATCAAGTAACTGGGCCGCACCGACTTGACCTAGTATCCCTTCATCAGCAAAACTCACATCGTTTCGGGCAAGAGTCTTAACAGAGGCTTCCTCGAATACAAGGAAGTTATTTGTTACATCGGGTGCTTCACCTAAGAGATTGTGTGGTCTTGACAATTGGTCTTTGAATTGGATTCCTTTGACACCATTCTCACCTAACCATTTTGATACCTCTGCGGTAGCAAGTCCATCTAGAGGGTCACCACCATGTCTCAGCACATGTCTCTCTACTAAATAGTCATATATACTTGCACCTGAACCTATTTCTAATGCAGGAAGTCCCTCCCCCTTAGTCGCTTCTAACTCAATCTTCTGAGCCTTTATTGATAGTTGTTCGTCTTTGAGTTTGGCTATTCGGGTTGTATACTTATCCCCTTTGTCGATAAAATCTAATGCACCCTCATCGAAGGAATTTGGAAATTTTCCTGTCTTCTCATATTCAGCCGCTATGTCCCTGAGCCGTTGTTTGTGAAGGCTCTGAAGTTCTGCCGTTATGACTTTTGACCTATCATCTAACTTTCCATACTTCTCTGCCGCTCTCATAAAGTGTGGCTCTTCTTTCCATAAGAGTTTCATCACCGCTTCAGGCTGTTGCCATACCGGAAGGTCGTAGTTAATCATTGAATCTATATGACTCTGAGGGATGTCTACTTTGTATAGAAAAGACGTGGGCGAACCTGAATATGCGTCTGCTATTTTATCAATCTCAGCCATAGCACGAGTGTAATCTTCAGCAGGTATATGTGCCTTGGCTTCATCTATATACCTTCTCAGGTCATTAGGTGTGTCTCCTGAACGTGCAAACGAGTAGATGTCTGTTATAAGTGCATCACCACTTTCTTTTGCTTTAAAGTAATTAGTGTTCAGGACATCGTCATAGTGAACGTCATGTGGTACATAGGTTTGCCCAGTTTTTTTGTTTTGAGCAAAGTACATACCATGGCCATAGGCTTGTGCTCCTTCACCCTTGCCCATGTGTTTGAGTTCAAAGTTTCTGAATCTCCAAGGTGAGCCATGCCATGCTGTCATTGGTATTACAGACTGCGGAGTAATTGCTCGACCTAGAGCATCTACCTTGTCCATTATCTTGTGGACTTTACCTTTGAATGCGGCTGATGTTCCGATTCTATATCCGGCTCTGAGTGTGAATCCTGCACCTGTTAAATCTAACAGGAACTCAGCAGGGTTTTTGATAGCGTGTTCCTTGAATCCTTCCCAAGTGCCATAGGTAGTTGCTATGTAGTCCCACATCTGACTAGCCATCTCTTTCTCATCTCGACCATCATTCTCGAACATACTTTCAGGTATTACACCTGCATGTAGTAATCCACCCTGCACTAAGTCTGTCATCTGACCTAGAAACTCTCTCGGGTGCGTTGCTATGTGAGTGAGTCCTTTATACATCTCACCCATACTTGGCCCGAGGTTCTCTAGGAATTGCTGTTTTTTACTCTCAGCCGTTGACCTTGCAAAGTCATCATCGTACCCAAAGAATTTACCAAGAGTGCCTTCACCTCTTGATGCAACTCCTATTGCTATGTTTTCATCAGCATAGTGAGTAGCACCTTTAAATGTGTCAGGGTCATAACTTCCATAGGATTGAACAGGCCGAGGGTCAGGATTTGGTTCAGGCTCTGATTGTAATAGACCTGCCTCCACGACAGGCTTCTTCATCTGTTCCCATAGAGTTTCCATTCCCATGAAGGATTTATCTTGGCTTTGATTCTTATTGGTTTGTTCGTCTAGGTAATTAAACAGACTCATACCACTCCTTTGAGGTTACGTTTTAATGGCTTATCCCAATTGAAGGTATGTTCGCTATATCCAACTGCAAGATACCTCATTGCATCAGCACCATGAGATGCCCAATTATGTTGAGGTCGCTTCCTCCAAACCTTCATGTTGTCATCCCAATCTCTTGAGTAGTTTAACAGACAGTCAATACCCTTCTCACACTTTTCCTCATCAATCCAACACTTGTCTAATAATGTCCTGACTTGTTGGATGCCATCATCGACTAGAAGGTCAGGTGCAATGTCGATGTCTCTGATACCTAAATCTGCCAACGTCTCGATACGACTCTTACCTGTGCCTAACTCCCTGACTCGAACATCATGTGGGAATATGTGTTGGTCATATACGTAGCCTTTATCCTGAAGAACCTTGACGTAATGTTCTAGACCGACACCTGAAGTCTCATAGTAATCTATTACGTGAACCTCTGCTCCAATAAACTGTGCAAACCATATCGCTGTACTGTCACCAATTCCGAGGTCAAATGCACATACAACTCCTTTGGCTCTATCGTATGGAACTTTACAGATTCTATCCTCATCCTTCATACGTCTCATCTCACTAGCATAGTATGAACCCTCCGAGTAGATTAAGAACTCGCCATCCCAAATATGACCATAAGTGTCAGGTCTCTTGGTTTTGTCATCTAGTCTAGTCTGTTCAAGTACATCAGGAAACCAAGGGTTATCTGTGTAATTCAGTTCCACAATCTTAGAATTAGTTGGAG